GGGGTAGAGGGGGTGTAAAACACAGCAAAAAGTTCCCCTCTACACACAGCTACAAACAGCCATGCCAGAGGAGAACCAATTTTTCTATGCTATACAGAGCGACAAAACGCAGCGCGCTATTATAGCAAATTTTGAGATAAAGTTAGCGTGTCATTAAACCCTAAATCATCTATTTTATTAGGATTCCATGTCCCTATAGTACTCAGCCTACTAAAGTTTATAGCGCTACAATATGCTTTTGCTATATACACATTTGTTGATGATTGGTTATCTGCTGAACAAGAATAGAACGCTAGTTTATTACATTCTCTTGTTTCAAACATGTGGCCACCAGCAAAATCAGAATCCAGTATGAACTTAATGTTGCTAAAGCACACTGGGACACCGCAACTTATTATTTTTATCGGTTGCTTAAGATGAACCGTATTATTATTTCCATATATTCTTATGGCTCCGCTACCGTAAAAGTATTGTATTAACAAACTATCCGTTAATGTCCCATTGTTATTAAAAGTGTACGTTGTCATATATGAAGTTAATTTTGGGGATAGCTGAATATTTGACGCTAAATTTTCCAGAGTGGTAGATACTGTTCTGTCTGCTGGGTACACATTCGTATTTAATAACGGTGTATAATACTGGGCGTTTCCCAAATCTGCTTGATACACTATTTGGTCGTTGTCTTGTAACGACTGGTCTAGTACGAAGACTTTTGTGTTGGTTGTTGAATCCACCACCCTTATTTGTTTATCATATAAATTGGTGCCTATTCTGTAAGACATTGACATCCCCTTTATTGTTACATTATAACCCCTTGTGAAAGTTATTAGTTCGTGTGTTAATTCGCCGCATCTTAACAACCTGAACCCTTCCAGATTAAAGCCGTCAAATTGTGTAGCTTCCATAACTTTCAGGCAATTTTCTCCCCCTTGATTTATCACGCTTACACCCCATGCGCCATTAACGTTAATCATCAATTGTGCACCGTCGCAAGCATTATTTGTCAATGTGCAATATCTTAAATTGTCATAAAAGTACCCAGTCTGAAAGCCATCCGAGATGGTTCCATTTGTATAACACCCATTTACGTTTACGCTTGTCCCAGATATTCTAATTCCGAGTTTACAGTTGTAAGCGAAGCATTGTTTTATCGAATTTAAAATTCCAGCTAACCTATATCCTTCTTCTATCGCTCTTGAAACTCTTAAATTATGGAAGTTAGAATACGAAACGTAATTTGGAATAGTTGTATCCAAAGTTCCTATACCTATATTAACTACGTTTAAACAAGCAAATTCAAAGCTTTCTAATCTAATAGAGTTTGCCGTGTTTAATAACAATATGCCGTAGTTTGTTATTATGGAATCTGCCTGACATTGAATCTTACTTACCCCGAAGCCACTCCCTAACAGTTTAAATCCTACTGTGGATATAGTGAAAATAGCTTTATTTACTGTGTCATTATAACTATATACGTTATAAGTTTTTGGGGGTATATTAAGCTCATTTGTTGTTGTTGAGCAGAAATCAATAGCCCTCTGAATAATAACGTGGTTCTTTGTGTTCGTAGGTTGAGCACCGAACATGTTAATATTTATTTTTCGGTCTACGACTAGCTTTGCAACTAACCCATTATTAAGAGCTATTAAATCCATGCCATTAGCTGTTTCATTGGCTACTATAACATACATAGCTCCGCCTAAGTCATTGATTTCATAGAAGCCTAGCGTTTCTACAACATTATTTTCTGTAAGGCTTTGGTCTGCAACCATTTCAGCCACATTTACGTATTTGCTTATTTTAGATTTAAATAACACCTCGTTAATTAATCTTTCCAGTGTTCCATCAGTTAGCCATTCATTAAGCTGTTCCTTTGCATATTTTTCAAGTTGCAGGTCTACCCATTCTTTTAATGAGTTCAGCCATCCAATAATACCAGTTTGATTTTTGATAATTTCATTTATCTTATACTGTATCTTTAACAACTTTTGATAACTGTCCAAGCTATCATCAAAGTAGATTGGCAACACGAATGTATTATAGAAATACATCGGGTTTATTGGGTTTGGTATATCGTTCATAATATACTCCTTTCTTTAGTAAATAAACATGAATAAATCACGCAATTCATTGAATACCATTTCATCAACATTACGCAAAGCTTCAAAATATTTCATCAACAGTTCTTGCTGAGAACGACTTGAGAAACCAGAGTTATCATGCGTATAGGTTTCCACGTTATCGCTTGTTGCGTTTGCGCTTTGATTAATGGTGTTTGTGGCATTAGATGAGCCTGTATCTTTTTGGGTGTCTTTAGTAGTCGCTGTATCTTCCGTTTGCGTAGAGTTAGTAGCATAATCTCCACCGTGTAATGTTGTCTGTGGCAAGTCGGAATATACATTGCTTCCTGTTCCTGTTTGTGAACCAGACCTGTCGGAATTACTTGTGGTCGTAGAGTTTTGTGACCCATCAGTGTTGGATATTGAATTGCTCTTTAGGTTATTTTCACGTCTGTATGTCTCATGCATATTAGTATCAATCAACGGGTCATACTTCATTGCCACCGCTTCATACATTTTATTGTATACAGGCATGATAAGATTAAGCTTCTCTCGGAGTTGGAATTTCCAAGCTCCGATTGAAGTTATATTTATCTCGTGAAAATAGTAATGGCGAACAAGTTTATCTTCAAACTCCGTTCTATAAGCTTCCGAATATAACGGAAAGTTAAAGTCAAATATTTTAGGCAAAGCTATAGCGATTTTCTGGTCTGTGGATATGTCTGGTGTATCCTGAGAATAACTTTCTACAATCCACCTTAAGCTAATTGTGTATTGGTCTCTATCGTCAAATATCATATTCTAGCTCACTTTCTACGTACCCATCAATTTCCTGCCCGTCAAGCTCTTGAGCGGCTTGAGGATTGAAAGCACGATTTACTAGAGTATCCAGATTACTTCTAAATATAACATCAATATTTTGCCCGAACATTTTGTTGATTTCCTTGCAGGCCTGCTTCCTTATGGATAGCCCACTATTACGATACATTTCAATTGCACCGCCAGAACCATTTACTTCACCCTCGGTCCTTCTCTCCCTTTTGTCTGTGTTAGCATTCTCAATTCCTAAGGCAGTTAAGGCATCATTCCAAATTGCTTGATACATAAACCAAAGCTTATCTGCTACATATGGGGCTTGCGTGCTGATGGACTGGAAAGCTTCTTTGAAATCTATTCCTGCCGACTTGTCAGTCAAGATAACAGGCACGTTCCCGTCATACTGCTCATATGCTTCATTTATGGATTGTCTATTAGCTATAGTAGTTGACATTGCCACAGGAGTCTTCTGGGCATTTATGTTTACATCTATAGCGCGTAGTATGTTAGTCAACCGTCTTGCGTATAAGTCTATCGTCATAATTGTTGGCTTACGCAAATAGTTGTTGAAGATAAAGACACTGTCTATATCGGTTCTAACATCGAAATAATCTGAGGTGACAGAGTATGGATATCGGCGTGTTGGGGTACGATAGATATCCAGCTCTCCGTCAAACATACAAGGCAGAGTAATATCCCCCAGCACTTCATCGTGAAAGTACAGGATGTAACCTTTGTACATTAGAGTTAGTTCCAAGAATCTTTCGTCAATCGTATCTGGCAGGTTCAGCCATTCATAGCAGTTCATGCAGAGCATGGAAAGTCTTCCAAATATATCCGCGTAAGTTGCATCGTTATTGAGCATCGCTTTTATTTTTCTTCTTTTACTGGACATTATTTATTGCTCCTTCCATAATCTCCCACAAAGTCACCGTGCCAGAATGTAATTCCGTTGTTTAATGTGGACTTGATTTTTACTATATCGTTAAATGGCACGCTACCTACCACTACTGCCCCTTGGGTTTTCACAAAATTCCAGCTTGGTCTTCCTGTTATATTTGGAACCTTATTGTCATTTATCGGGTACCCATATTTACTCCAGAAATCATCTATGCGTTTAGCAAACTGACTACGAATAGTGATAGCTTGATAGTGTGGTGCTAATCCATCGTTTGCCATCATTACGCTTGTGGAATTTGTCCCTTGATATGTTGGTGGTAAAGCCGCATGTACTTTTATTTCTTTCACGCTGTTAAATGTATTTGTGAAAGCATTACCTAAACCTGTAGCAACTCCTATGCCGCCTAGCGCTCCACCTGTAAGAGCAGAACCAAAACCTAATGCTAAGCCATTAGCAAGGTTACTTGTGGTATTTATAGTTGTTCCGATAACACCACCATTTTGAGCCAACCATGCTTTGTACGTATCTATAACGTATGAGCATTGCGGAAATCCAGTTACGCATAGCTTGTTAGTATCACCGCCATACCCTGAGTAATCTTTTGGTTGTGCATATATAGACGGATTAGGTGTGATGTCCCACGTTAACTCAAATTTAGGATTACTTGGGTCTTTGAAAAATTCATACGAATACTCGGCATAGCTTCCAGCACCGTCCCACGCAATCATTTTTACATATGGGTCTGTGTACAATTTGTTGTTGACTGGGGTGTATCCGTCTATAGTAGATGGTCTTCTAGGTGCGTTGTCCTCAATTGGTGCATCATAAGCCATGGCTCTCCAAGCCATAAATAAGCTTACCACCGCATCTGATTTTGTGCGGTCTGTCAACTTTTTAAGATAATCGTTTAAGTCTGCCGCGCCGCCGTCTGTAGCATCATAAAATAAATAGCTACATCCTTGGTAAACACCGTGAAGCATACCGCCCTCTACTGTAGAACCATCTGCATTAACCGTAGTTGCACACACGATACATTTGTTAGCGGCTATTGAGGATGTCATTGGTAATTGATATACATACTCTCCACGTTCCACATTGTCTGGTACAAGGTTTGCACCTATCGAATCATCATTTACATGCTCACGTTCTACGAAGCATTGTTTTATAGTTATGTCAAAGTACCAAGTCTGCCATACATCTAACTCAAATGTGATATAGCTTGTGTTGATATTGATAAAATCAATAGCAGTTATAAAAGCGTAAAACCATTTGTTTCCAAAGTTTTTGTTCTGAAACATTAGATAGTTACAGTCATACAAAGAATCCGCAACCACATCCACGGCAATCTGGTTTTGCATCCTGACTGGTGTCATATTTACCTTGTTGTATTTTGTTTTTTCTGAAAAATACGTATATTGCGCTGATGCGCTAGCAAACGTTAGAGTGTCAGTATAACTGTTATCTAATGGTACACCGCTCAAAATGCGTACATTCGTGAGCGGTGATATAGTCGTTATAAAATCCATTAAGCCGCTACGGTGATTGTAGCCGTGCCTGTTTTGGATGGGTCAAGTACTGATTTAGCAGTAACAGTCAAAGTAGCATTTGCTTCTGTTCCTGCAATCGTCAACAGACCACTTGGGGTGATTGTGCTTGTTACAGTTTCAGTTCCAGATAACTCCCAAGTTACCGTCTTGTCCGCAAACCCTGTACCAACAACTTCCGCTGATAACTGCAAGGTTGCGCCTTTGCTGAGTGTTGCTGTAGCTGGGGATACTGTTACACTTGTAATACCGCTTGTCTGGTCTGTGTACATCATTGCGTTAGCAAATGGTGATACACTGAAAATCTTCCAAACGTGGTAAATGTTCTGCCAGTACATTCCCTCTGGATTGTAGATTTCTTTGTATGTCATTAAGACATCGAAAATCATGAACCAGTCTTTGTCAAATGTAACAGCTGGAACACTTGCCAGTAACTTTAACTGGTCCGTAGTAAAACGAACATACTCAGGGTCGTTACCCAGCAGTTTGTCCAAACGGTCAAGGTCAAACACATCGAATCCGTCAATCATAACATGTCGTGCTTCAATCTCAGCCTTGTCCATGTTAAATGCAGAAGCCAAAACATTGAAGTTGTTAAGTGCGCCAAATTTAGCTGATGTCATAAGAATCAAATCTTCTGGGCGGCTGAATGTAGTTACTTTTGCAATGTTGTATTTATTGCTAGGGAAACGGAACATGTAGGAAGCTTCCGCCATCGTAGTGGCAACCTCTTTTACCGTATCAGCTGTCACGGCTGGAATCTGAGTTACCCCAATATATCCATCCAGAATCATTTTAGCGATAAGATACTTTGTAGTCAAAAACTCATCGTACTCAGCGCCGCTATACAATGATTCATATAACCCTCCGATAAGGTCATATACTCCCTCAGGGGATAAGAACGCCTGTCGTAAGTTCTCCTCGCTGATTGATTTCTTGTAAAACTTCTCGTAGTTCAATGTATGGAATGCTGTATAAACATCGCCTGTTTCCAACTTAAATACATTTGTCTGAGCTTCCACGATATTATAATCGTGCGGTTCAGCCATGGCAACAAAGATTTCTTCAACTTTCTCGCCAAATGTCATAAGCCCACGCTTCAACATTTTCAAGCTTGAGCGATATGCTTTTGAAGTAAGCAACACCATTCCAATACGATTTGCTAAGCTGGAATATAGCTGGTTTGGGTAAGCTGGGTTGTTCATCACGATTTCCCCGATTGCCGCCAGATTCGTTCCATCGCTTAACGCTTTAGGTACATCCTGCGCATATGCTCCGCCAATGTCAGCTCTTGCCGCATTCAGAATTTGTGCAGTGTTTGCTTCTAAATTTTTTACTGTAGGTATTTTTGGCATTTTAATTATCCTCCTTATTTAAACAGGTCATCGTATGTGACCTCGTTAATTCCCTCTCCGCCATCATCTCGACCTCTTTCTAAGTCATTCCGCATGTCTTCCAGGTTTTCTTCCTTGATACGGCCCATAAAACGGTCAATGTATCTCTGCTTCAATTCACGATACTTCGCTTCCCAGTCAATGACATTTTCTTTCGGGGTGTCCACCACATCGCTGTCCTGTGGGTCTTGTACGATATCTTTAGAACCATCTTCGTTGTCTTCGCGTGTTGCTTCTCTTGCAACCCACTCATACTCCCGATTTTCCCCGTCATATGTTTCCCCGTATCTAGCGAGCATTCCCTCACGCTCGTCCAGTTCATCTTTTAAACGCCTAAAGTCTTCTTCCATATCAGGAGTCAACTCTCCGCTATTCATGAGCCGTGTAAGCAATTCCTCATATGCTAATCTTGTTCTCATTATCTTATTCTCCTTTTCAAATAATATATCCAAGGCATTTTATTTCCCTTAACGAAAGGTGGTTTACTTCCACATGGGATATAGATAAAACCCTGAAATGTTAGCCCTGCCATACTGTAATCAGGCGGTAGGTTGTAGGTGATGAAATATTCTGCCCCATAGTTACTGTTGCTTGTTACGATACTGCCGTCGCTGTTGATAACCTCAACGACTCCGACATGTCCTGTGCCAACTAAACCGCCGCTATAACAAATGATTGCCCCTAACTTTGCTGTCTTACCCCTCGAGTATCCGTCTTGCGTGTAACCATACCACTGGTCAGCATTACCAAGGGATAATGTTGGGCGTTTATTCATGATTTCGTACGCACGCCCCCAAGCATAACATGTACAGTTCGGCAATCCATAGCCCGCTAGGTAAAACGGATTTTCCGAATACCAGTATGGGTTATTGGGCATTCCGCTGTCTGTCAACCTTGGAGTGAATGTGCATCCGCCACCGATGTAATCATACCAAGTTAGAGCATCAGCCATTCGTTTTTCATAATGGTTTGTGGATGGGTCATAGCTAGGTCGCTCATATCCAACCATGAACAGAACGGCTAGCTTGTCTGCACTCCAGCCCATAGAATTAGACAAAAACTGATTGCCTGTTATGCCTATCATGTCGCTGGTAGCTCCGCTATTGTAATATGGTTGAATGAATGCTTCCGTAGTATACCACTCAGCCACACCACTTACATTTCGTATTTCCTGTGGAATAACCTTAAGCTGCACATCACCACTGGTATAAGGTGAAAGTCCGAGGGTGGCACAGTGTTCTTGAAGAACGCTTTTTGGTGTCCACTGCACAAGACCGTATCCACCACCGCCCCCTTCTTCCTCTCGACCAGGGTTCACACTACTTTCATTTTGCATGTTGCCAAGTATGGCTGCAATCGTTGCATTATCAAAACCCATGTCTTGATAAGTGGATATAACGATATCAGCATTGTTTTCCATTTCCTGCTGATTCAGCCCACCCGCTCGTGATATCCAAGGCATATTACTTTTTGAGGTTTGACTTTGCAAAGGCTTCTGTTCCACCTGTTGGGTAAGACACAACAACCCTATCGCCGCTAATCTCAATAACATCCAGTTTCATACCTTTTACATCCGCAATGAGCTTTACACCATCATAGTTGACTGCTTCTTTGGGGGATACCTTGTCACCGACCTTGATTTCTGTAGTAGGCTTCTGGCTGTTCCCTTTGTGCAAGCCCTTGAGCAAGGTTGGATAATCGTAATATGCGACATCCAAGTCCAGAGGGTCACCCCTGTACTGCCACATGCCGCAAGGGATTGACGGTTCAGAAACACCCCATTCTGCCAACCATAAGTCAACCGACTTCAATCGTGCTTCGTTCACAGCTTTTAACTGGTTGTAAAAAGACCTGTTACAATATAGGAGCAAATAAGTTTTGCACTCCTGCTCGACCACTTCTTTCCAAGCCTTTAATACTTCCATTTCGCTAGCGTACGTGATGCCATTGTTCTTTTTCCAATTTGCGCCATCGTCCCACTCCAAATCCAGAGCAATAGGATATGTGTTCCCATATCGGGAAATTAGGTTCATACACTTGTGGGCTTCGTCTTTTGCTTCTTTGTAGTTACGCGCGTAGCTAAAGTGATAAAAGCCGTATGGTTTACCATGCTTTTTGCACAACTTTACATTGTCTTCAAGTTTTTTGTCAATAGCAAAGTGACCCCATGACGAACGAATCATTACAAAGTCCGCCCCTTTGATTGCCGTTTCGGCGTTGCCGTTGTGTTCTGAAATGTCAATTCCTTTTTTACTCATAATCATTCGCCTTTCTTCATTGTTTCTTTCAGCGCTATAAGCGCTTGCGTGTTGTTGTTGATAGCTTTTGCCAGTTCCATTGTTTCCTGAGAGTGCTGCTCGTTCACTTTTGCCAAATCTTCTCTGCTTCTGTCCGCTTGATATTTGACAAACCAACCCATTGCACCACACATCACGATAGGGAATCCCAATCTCGTAATAGCATCAATCCATGCATCCATGATATATCACCACCTTGATACCACTATAACACATCACAAATACATTTTCAAGACATTTAGGAAAATTTCTTTACATTTGTAATTTTCAAAGAATAGACAACTGTTTTGGTAGTACTTGACAGCAACATCCACCATTGACCCATGTTTGCTTTTAACTAGCATCGTGTTTTCGTTATGACCATCCACGGTAAGAGCATAAATCAATTTGCATTGCGGGTCGACATCCTCTGATATCCACATCTTACCAAGCTTATAGGATATCCAAGCGCCCATCGTTTGTTCCTCGTAAATGAATGTAAACAACGGGGAACACTGTTCCTTTTTAGCGATGAAACCAGCTTTCTCAGACTGAAACTTATTGTGCAGGGAGAATGACCCGTAAGCTGTTCCGCTTATCAGATTTCCTACTGCCGTCTGTTCTCGGTATTTGATAAACTCCTCATCCGTCGCTAGATAAATCATTGCTCTGCCGTCCTTGGATTTGCTCACATTTTTACCGTACGGCTTTTCAACTCCATAATATAGCGCATATGGGTTGTATATAGTTGTGGCATTCCCAAGCAAATATACTTCTACTTTTTCACGATTACGAAAGACAGTGTCTATCAAACTACTCATCAACACAGGTTCTTGCTTTAGATATCTTTCAGTCTGGTCTTCCTCAATCAAAAACTCGTCAAACATTATAGCATCCACATCAGGAAAGGAAGCCCTCTTAAAGTCTTTAGCTAATGAGAGTGGGATAAAGTAACATATCTGTTCATCGCCATAATAAGCACCCTTTGATTCGCACTTTATATCTTCGTCAAAAAGCATAGACCTGTTGATATCGTCAAATATATCCGTTGTGCCAAGAATACGCTTCATTTGACTTTCCGTCCGAAAAACATACACAAACTTACGTTGGCGCTTTACAAACCTCTTTATCAAATGCTTCTTTACCCCAAAGGTCTTCCCGCACCCTCGCGTTCCTAGCACCATCATAATCGGTACGTTGTGGGAAAGCACATCATTTATATCAAACCATTTTGGCTTTAACTCTGACATTTAATCACCTCTTTTGTAAAATAAAAAACAAAGTTAATACAGTTTGTCATAGCATTACCAGTGCAACAGTATCGGGCAGGAGTTACCCTGTGGTGCCCCAACCTGTATGACAATTCAACCATAATAACCTTGCAACAACATTATAGCATGTTACGGTTGAATTGTAAATACCTTTTTTACTAATGTTATCCCGTTCTTAGACATTACAGGCATAAGTTTGCCGTCAAAGCAATTTGTGGGTCTAAAGTTCTCGTACGTTACATGGCGATAACAATTTTTAGGCATCCCCGCACAAGTAATATTGAGTATCCGTAAATCACCATCAACATCATAAAACTGCCATGGCTCCGCCTTTTCTTCTTGCACCATGGATTCCATTGTTTCACGTGAAACACTTTCTTCCTCGATATATGTTTTTGCCCGAATAAAATATCCTCTTACCCAGACCTTTTCCAAATCCCACCAACCAAGCTTTGTGGAATCAATGTCAAGGTTAGTTGGCAACTCTGTTCCAGCAAGGTGCAAGCTGTCAGTATCCATATAAATAAACCTCTCATAATTTTTCTGAGCGGAACGCAACGCTTTATCTCTCCCATAACTGGTAATAAAAGACACCACTGGTACATAAATACTATCACGCTGTTCCACTTCGCCAAGCTTAAACTTAAGCTTGTCCTCATAGTAAGGTATCTTTTCCTGCACTTCTGGACGCAAGCCAAATTTACCAGACAGGCTATTCATCATATCTTTTGCTATCTGTCGTAACCCTTTGTTTCCGTCTTTAGTAGCCTGTGCCTTTATTGCATACCACTTGTCTATATAGTCTTTAAACATCATGGTTGATTTCATAAACTTATACCCCTCAACCCATTCTATATTGTAAACGTTATAGTGGTCAAGAAATAACTGCAAGTCCACACTAGTTAGGGTAAGCTCTACAATGTTTCCGTCAGAGCTTTCCAAAAAATCTGTACCTCTAAAGATGCCTGAATGCTTAAGTTGGATAGTTGGGATGTACCCCTCTTTAAGCTCAAAGCTACAAGTCAATTTCTGGATATATAAAGGATAGCACTTGTCTTTGCGGTACTTGCCATTATAGTGCACAGGTTCCCCAAAAGGCAGTGGCATTTCATACATAGCCCATGGGTACATACTATTTACATCCAACGTTATACCGTCCGCAATCTCTTGATTAGCAAAAATCTTATGAACTTGTGTTGCCCCGCCCTTGTATGACTTTCTGCAAAAAGCGTCAATTTCAGGCGCCAACACAGGAAACCAGCGTTTAAAATTCTTCTTCCCGATAATCTCCTTATAGTCATATAACGCATTACTACCTTGGGTTATCTTAGTCAACCCCTCGGTAAAAAGAATGTGCAAAGCCTGAGACATGATGGCAACATCAACATGCTGGTATTCCCACTCCTCGTCAGTCGGGATATAACCCTCTGGTCTTGGCTTGTCATAGTCTATTTCCAGCTTACGCATTTCCAAACCGTAAGCTTTTGCAATTTGCTCTACGCTAAGGCGTATCAATTTAAGACTATCATAAAACGTTGTGGTTGTTTCTCCAAAACAAACGGTGACGGAATAAAACTGCCCCATATTCGAGATAAGCGTGGAAAACTCATGCTTCTTCAAAGATCTCTTATTTGACCAAGTGTAACCATGTGTCAATAAATATGACAATATATAACTACTGTCAAACTTAAGATTGTGGAAGTAAATAATTCTGTCTTCCAACGAACAGTATTCGATAAAGCTTTCAATGTCTATCCCTCTGCAAAAATTATCGGGGTCACCAACTACACAACTTTCCCATGACCAGACATGAGCAGTTTCTGGGTCTGTGGTGGTCTCAAAATCGGCGGTGTACCGTGTCACGAGAACCTCTGAGCGTTCTTACTCCACCAATCTTCCCACTGTTCCATTATCATCTCGTACCGTTCGCCCACTTCACTCGGGTTGTACAACGCTGTAATCGTCAAAAAGTAATTTTCAAATCTCGCTTGAGACACAGCTTTTGCTGGCAATCTCTTAACAAAATCAAACAGTGGGTCTCCCTCTCCAATCCCTAATTGTTTACGCATGGCACCCAAATACTGCCAATAATAGTTTTCGTCGATAACCTCTGGGTGTTGCACTCTCCTGAGCTGTTTCTCCATAGACACCACAAACCTGTCAAAATTACCCTGTTCCATTTCCTTAAAATTAAATGGGCGGATAAAAAAGTTAGTTTCGGCAATCTCTCGCTGGGTCGTATTATCACCCGACACCTTATCAAAATAATTCTTAATTCTCCTGTTGGTAACGTTCGTTAAGATGCGTGCTTCACGTATCTCGTACTTGGTTCTTACCTCACCTGTACCAGAGTTTTCTAATTCAAACGCGCCTTTCTTGTGCACACGTTTCAGGCTATTCACGATTCTGTTATAATCGGCTCTCGTGTCTATCTTTGCACGCACTTCTTCATACGTTAACTGCTTCGGCACAAACATAGCCAACTCTGGTTTCTTGTTCAATTCTCTCGTGATTCTCGCGTTGTATGATGATATGACTTGTTGCAATTTACGCCTATCAGCATACTTCCATCTTATAGCCAAAAAAAATCACCCCTTTAAATAAAGGGGGGCATAAGCCCCCTTATGATTATTTAGATAAACCGATGTGGTAGTAACGCCTAGAGCCTTTATCTTCCTGCTTAATTACTACCTTAATCGGTTTCTCTTTTGTAGGATATCCAACAAAATTAAAGAGTTTCTGTAAATCTCCGAAAATGCAAATACTTCCTGTCGCATAGCTTTCGCCCTTGTCATTGAACAGGATGCAGCGCGGGAACACTTTTTCCTCGCCTGTCTTCTCGTCGATTGTTCTTGCTGTGTCACAGTATACAGCGGTAAGCTTAAATGGCACATTGATTACCTCAGACAGCTTCTTGTCTGGCTGTGTGATAGCGGAGAAGAAATGAATCTTGTCATCCTCTGTCTCCATCACGTAGTTCGTCCACATTGAACCCTCTACGCCCTGAGCGTGTGCTAACTGCATTGCAAATGATTCTTCTGATAATTCTACTACTGCCGGCATGTTGTTTGTGTTTTCCATTTTAATTTTCTCCTTTAATGTTATTCTACGATTGTTGCATGTGCGATAAATTCGCTCAACGGGCATTTCATCAATACTTCCGTTGTCTTGCTGTCCACTACGATAACGTTATCGCTCGTGATTTTATTGCGAATCAAATAACGTCGTGCGGCATGGCTGTTCAGCGCCAGACCCTCAACGGTGTGCGCTCCCTGTACCATCTGCCCACTTTCATCCATCTGCATAAATACGATGTTCGTATATGGGACTTTTCTTGTGATAAACTTTGTCATGTTTTCACCACCTTTCCTTTGACACCTACAGTATATCAAAATATTATGTGATAAATATGTTAATTTTGTGTGAAAATATGTGAACGATAAATTATGTGATTTTACGAAAATGAAAATATACTGTTGACAAATGCGGGTTTACGTGTTATAATATAAATGTAATAAAGGTAACCCCTTAAAGGAGAAAGAAAAAATGAAAAATACTACACTTAAGGAATACGTATTTAAACTTCCTATGGAAGAATATAATACTATCGTATTAGTATTTTATTATGGTATTAACATTCTTACAGGAACACCACAAAAAATATTTGACAGTGTTACACCTAATATATTTGTAAAGGATACAAAGAAAATCAATCATTCTAGAGAAGATTTAATTATAGTAGATGTTGATATTGATGAAAGTGAGGGAATATAATGGAAACTGTAGGAAACATATTAAGCGAATTACCAAATAAGCCGGAAAAATACGTAGTTATTATGTATCGTGGTAATGAAATTATGTCTGGATTTGGGGATATAGTTATATGGGCAACGACAAGGTTTATTAGAGAATGCAATGCTACTATGAAAAAAGGAATAGAAACTGGTAGAACATATATTATCATAATTGAAGAAGGAGAAATATAATGGAAACGGTAGAAACTATCCTAAATAAGCTAATCGAAAACGGAAGTTATGAAATGGTTGGAATAGAATATCATGACCACATTATATACTTTGGCAGTTTAGAAAGCTTGAGAAGAACATTGGGTTATTATTTATTGGAATGTAAAGTTGATTCAACTCCTATAATGAAAAATGACCCAACTTATCTGTGTGTTATAACTATTAAGGATGGTGAACTTGATAAATGAAATACGCATTATGGTTTATCGCTGAAACAGTAATTATATTACTGTTTCTAGCTTTGTGGTGGAGATAGAAAGGATGATAATAATGGAAATTATATATGCCGCGATTGCGATTGTTAGCTGGGCAGGGATATTTACATGTATTGCTATAGTGACAGGGTGGAACGGTGATGAAAGATGAAACGTATTGACGTTGAGCGCAAAGCGATTGATATTTGTAATAAGCTGGATAGTAAACACTCATTGCTAGCAAATTACATGATTACAGATAATCAAACAATCATATTCCATACAAGACATAGGCGTATATCAGAATATGTGTGTGCCAGTGAAATCATGTTAGATGATTTCATGATTATGCACAAAGAGGATTGTGTGTGGCAAATATCGAGACATCACACGGATGAATTACTAAAATGGATGAATTTAAAATAATAAGAATGAAATGTTAACACTGTTAACTTTATCTCAAAATTTGCTATAATAGCGCGCTGCGTTTTGTCGCTCTGTATAGCATAGAAAAATTGGTTCTCCTCTGGCATGGCTGTTTGTAGCTGTGTGTAGAGGGGAACTTTTTGCTGTGTTTTACACCCCCTCTACCCC